GCGACCGACATGCACGCTCGCGGAGTTCGATGCGTACGTGTACCCGCCCGGCATGGATGGCCGCGCTGCGAAGGAGGATCCTGTGAAGGCGAACGACGACGGCATGGATGCGATGCGATATGCCGTGATGCATGTCGACGGACCCAAGGCATCGCATGGTGCATGGATCGGCAGCGTCCGCGAGGCGAGTACACTAACGCAGGCACGTGGTTGGGCTTGACTATGGCAAAACGCAAACGAACCGACGCGATCGAGACTGCAGACCCGCGGACGATCCCGCAGTCATGGGTCGCGGCATCGCTGACGCCAGGCGAATCGCAGACGAGCCGTTGGGCGAACAACACCGGTCGCGACTACGACCTCGTATCGCGCGGCGTGACCGGTACGGCATGGCGTGCCGCGAGCATCAACGCAACGGTCATCAGTGGACAGACCCTGCGCCTGTATCGTCGCGCTGGCGTGCGCGACGGCGTCGGCGAGAAGGTGGCCGATCGGCAGCGCGTGAAGTACCTGACTGGTCGCGGACCCGTGCGCCCGCTCATCGGCAAGTCGATGACGTACGCATCGCGATCAGGCGACGAGATCGAGGAGGTCGTCGATCATCCCGTCCTCGAACTGCTCCAGAATCCAGACCCGGTATACACCGGCCCGCTCTGGTTGTGGATGCTGTCGTGGTTCAAGGAGATCGCTGGTCGCACGTACCTGTATGTCGGCGAACGCAACAGCCTCGGGTATCCCGTCAGCGCCTACATCATGCCAAGCGAGTACGCATGGCCGATGCTGGATGACACTGGCCTGATCGCCGGATACTACTATGGGCGGAACAGGTCGTCGCCGATGCGCATCGACGCCGCCGATGTCCTGTACCTGCGGCAGCATGGATCGCCCGTGCATCCTGCGGGCGGCGTGTCCTGGCTTTCGTCGGTCATCCCCGAGACTGACATGGAGGCCGCGGCCCTGCAATCAGAGGCGGCACGATGGTCGAACGGCGGCATGCCGGGCATGGTGTTCAAGGCGCATCCGCAGACGACCGATGCGCAGATGTCGCAGATCAACGCGCATCTGGCACAGTCGATCCGCGGCGTGTCCAAGGCCGGAAACTTCCTTCTGCTTCGCGACACTGAACTACAGCAGTACGGCACGAAGCCGCACGAGATGCAGTACGTCGAGGGGATCACGACGACGGAGAAGCGGATCTACGACGCCGCCGGAATCCCTGAGCCGATCTATCGACTGAACAGCGCGAACCTCGCGTCGGCGACTGTGGCGAACGCGCAATACATGCGATATAGCATCGCGCCGCGACTCGCCGTCCTCGCGTCGGAACTGACCGAAATGCTCCTGCCGCAGTTCGGCATCGCTGCGGGCGAGATGTTCTTCGCGCACGACAACCCGGTGCAAGACGATCAGATCGCCCTCGCCGCAGAACTGCGTGCGGCAGAGTCGCAGGGCCTGATCACGCCGAACGAGTATCGTCGCATCATGGATCTGGAGGCCCTGCCTGATGAGGCCAACGCGCTGCGATATCGACAGACCAGCGCACCGGACACCGGCAGCATCTTCGGCATGGGTCTGCAGTCGCCGACAAAGTCGACGGACATGCCATCGGCGGATGTCGGATCCGTGGATGTCGACGCCGGCGACGACACTGCAAGCGTCGACACGGATGCGACGACCGAGACGCCAAGCGTCGATGTCGACGAAGTCGCGACGGCGTCGACTGATGCCGACGCGACTGCAGGCAACGCCGTCGCGACGGCGGCGAAGGAAGGCGACGCAGCATCGACGGCCCTGAACGGCGCACAGGTACAGGCCCTGGCCGATCTGGCTCGCGAGGTCGCCGCGGGACAACTGCCGGGCGATACGGCACGGGCGATCGCGCTGGCCGCGTTTCCGCTCGTGCCGTCCGCGACACTCGATGCGATCTTCGGTCCGTTGGAATCGTTCACGCCGACGCCGACCGATGTCGCCAGCGCGACGACGCCGGTCGCGAAGGCGATGGCGACCAAGGCCGAGTCGTATACGCCGAACGACGGCATGCAAGCAGAAGCCGAACGCGGCTTGGCATGGCGTCGCGAGTACGGTCGCGGCGGCACCGAGGTCGGCGTCGCCCGTGCTCGCGACATCGTGAACGGTCGCGGCTTGTCGCTAGACACTGTGTACCGGATGGCGTCGTACTTCGCGCGGCATGAGGTCGACAAGCAGGGCCAAGGCTGGTCGCCGGACGAGGACGGATACCCGTCCGCCGGTCGCATCGCATGGGCGTTGTGGGGAGGCGATCCCGGTCGATCATGGGCGGCACGCATCATCAGGTCGGCGGAAGCCGAGGACGAGGACCAGAAGGGCGATGCCGGGCAATACGACCCGCCTGCGGCGTCCGGCGGCATGGGGGATCCCGATGACGGGCCTAGCGAGCCGGACGCGCCTGTGCCCATCCAGACGGCACAGGAAGGCGAGGCATGCCCTCCCCGGATCAAGGTGCCGACGCGCTGCAAGGCCCTCGCGACGATCTGGGATGACGACACCGGCGTTCCCGCCATGGGCTCGGCGATCTACCGGAAGTTCCGCGATCGCCTCGAGGCATGGTACCGGGAGGTCGTGCCGTCGATGATCAACGACGCAGGCGTCGTCGTCGCGCCGTCGCCTGATCAGATGGCGGCGTTCGACGCGATCACGCAGACGTTCATCGCCGACACGCTCGCAGTCGGTGCCAAGATGGGTCTGGACAAGATCGGTCTGGACAAGACGACATGGACAACCGCGAACGAGACTGCGATGGCCTACGTGCGCAACCGCGGGCTCGAACTGGCGACCAGTGTGCCGGACACGCTGCGCGACTCGCTGAACGCGACCATCGAACGCGAGTTGGCGCAGGGGTTCACGATCACGACCATCAAGGACGAGATCATGGACAAGATGCCGGAACTGTCGGGATATCAGGCCGAACGCCTGGCACGCACCGAGACCAGCATGGCGTTTGTCGAAGGACAGCGACAGGTATGGGCGACCGAAGGCGTCGAGACAAAGACGTGGCTCGTCGGCGGCGGACAGTGTGACCTCTGCGACGCCGTGCATGAGCAGTATCCGAATCCGGTCGCGATCAACGACCTGTTCATCACAGACGAATGGACCGGACAGGGTCCGCCGTTGCATCCCAACTGCCGGTGCGATCTCGCGCCGGGCGTGGAGTACTCCGATGCCTGATACGAGCAAGATCATCGCGGCCGTTCGTCGGTCCGCCATCCAGCGCAAGACCATCACGCGACCCGATGCGCCCATCGGCATCGTCGCGGGCGCATGGTCGTACGATCGCAAGGCCGGCGTCAAGCAGGCGGCGACTGGACCCATCGAGGTCGTCGCGTTCGCCAACACTGCCGCCGTCGATCTGGAGTCAGAGGTCGTCGTGCCGACCGGCCTCGATGTCGCGTCGTACCTGACCAAGAACAGGAACCTGTTCGCTGATCACAACTACGACGTATGCAGCGCGGTCGCCGTCATGCGATCGATGTCGCTCGTGCCTGCGGGATGGATCTGTCGCGGCGTGTTTCACGACGACATGGCGAACCCATACGTGCGTGCCTGCGTCGCGCTGGCCAGGTCCGGCACGCTCGGCATGTCGATCGGATTCGAGGCGTTGGATTGGGGCGCACCGACTGCGGACGAGCGTGCGGCATATCCGGGCGCAGAGTCGATCGTCCGCAAGGCACGTGTCCTCGAAGTGTCGTACACAGCCTTCCCGATGAACGTTACGTGTCGACAGATCGGCACCGGCATCGTCGCCGCCGAGCAGAATGCTGAGAAGGCACGCAAGTCGCTGATGGAGGCAAACGTGCCGACCGACATCATGGGACGCCTCGGTGTTCGCCGTCGCGCCCTGATCGTCCGTGCGTCGCCGCTTCGCGATGCGTGAACCGGGTACACTACTGACGCATCCCCCTCCGCCGACGATCTGGCACGCACGCCGGTCGTCGGCTTCAACCGAATAGGCCCTGCATACGGCGCGACGCTCGCGGCTTCCCGATGGTCGGCAAGCCACAGACCGTCCCGCGACCTGAGCAGTGTTCACGACCAACGCGGCACACTGCCGCACAGGATGAACATGCTCACCCGAAAGACCCTGATCGACACGCTGCGCGCGAACGGCATGACCGCCGACGCGACGCTCGAAA